CGCGGATTCAGGTGCTGGTACTGAATTCACCGGGAGGCACCCGGCACCATGCAATGGCACATAGCGCCACTCTCCAGCCCCTCTCCGGAGGGGCTGTTTATATTGATTTTGTCAGATGTGAGTAAACTCCTTATGGACTTTGTTGTTTTAGCCCATAAGGACATATTTGCAGAGTGCAACGGTTATTAAAGCATTCATTCAATACGTTATCTGTATTTGTAGGGCATTCCTGGCTGTTTTTGATTAAATTCCAGAATGTTTTATTGAATGGTACTACGTTGTAAATGGTTACAGGTAGCACTTTGTTATTGAGCATGATACCTGTGTGAGTCAGTGTAAATATACTTTCAGGAGGTAAGAAAGCATCCGATTGATACCAGATTATTAATTTTATTTTACTCCATATGACTGAAAAAGATATTCCGCATGATGGCTGGATAACTGTATCAATCACAATCCACTTCATTTAGTTTCCTTGTTTATGCCTTGCTGGTGATGTTCTGAAAAGTATAAATGATATTTTTGATTGTAAACCATAGAGCAGAATTATTTTTCTGATGTTGTTTATTGTTTATTTAAATGCAGGGTGGTTTATATCTCGTCTTGTAGTTTATCCATGCATATCTGCTTGATGATGAGGTTTTTATTTAAGGTATGGTTTTGTGTTTTTTCTGTATTACATGTCAGGTATTTTAAAGAATCATTTTTCAGATGGTGGAAAGAACCATGGCATTTAAACACTATGATGTTGTCAGGGCGGCGTCGCCGTCAGATCTTGCGGAAAAGCTGACACATAAACTGAAAGAGGGCTGGCAGCCGTTTGGTAGTCCGGTGGCCATAACCCCTTATACCCTGATGCAGGCGATTGCAGCAGAAGGTGATGTGGTGGTCAGTGGTGCAACTGAGCCGGAGTGATACTACGTCATCGTACTGGCCCGGCATTCCAGGCCATAAAAGACGGTCTGGCAGTGGGACTAAATGCACTGACGCTGACGGATATTACCAAAAATGCAACGTATGGCGTTGAGATAGAAAGTCTGGTGCTGGAGATAAATGCACCGGCATCATCATAAAAAGTGAGCCAGTCAAATGGAAGGTATCGTTAAACTCACCGGTAGTGTCAGTGGGTCGTCTGAGACGCCTGCATGAGTTATCAGAGCCATCAGTACTTAACTGGTGGCTTTTTTATTGTTGTCAGCTTCCGGATAACGGGAGACGGGGTATGTACCAGATGGAAAAAATCACAACAGGTGTGTCATACACCACGTCAGCGGTGGGAACGGGCTACTGGTTCCTGCAGTTGCTGGACAGGGTTTCCCCGTCTCAGTGGGCGGCAATAGGCGTGCTGGGGAGTCTGCTGTTTGGGCTGCTGACATATCTGACTAACCTGTATTTCAAAATCAAAGAGGACCGGCGTAAGGCGGCGCGGGGAGAGTAAAGTGATGAATAAAAAATATGAACTGGTTGTTAAGGGGATAAATAATTACGGGGATAAGGTTACTGTTACTGTGAAGTCGGAAGGTGACGGGCAAGCGTCGCTGTTGTTGCCAGATGTGGCGATTAGTCTTGACCGTACTGAAGGTGCCACGCTGGAGTTTTACGAAGCTGAGGCGAAAAAGCAGGCGAAGCAGTTTTTCATGGATGTTGCTGCCGGGTTATGTGAATGGAACGAACCGTTGCCGGAAAAGCGCCCCGTAATTTTAGAGGCGCAGGATGTGTTGATAACCTACAAAGGAAAGCTACCGGGAAGAATTACTTGTTCTCTGAAGATGCCGCCGTCAACACTGCGGTCAGAAAAAGATGATGTTGAATCACGTATTGAAAAACTGGAGAGCTACGTCGTTGAGCTGAATAAGAAATGGTCGATATTGGTGCCTTCTGGCGATGAAAAGCAGTTTGCTGCGTTTGACGATTATTGTCGGAAAGTGATGAGCAGAAATCTCGCAGAGTGTTTCAGTATTCATAATGATAATTTCAGTGACCCGGAATGGGAGTGTAACCGGCCATCCTTTGTTGTATCCGGTGATGCTGGGAAAATAACCATCTCAGAAAATGGGAAAGTAACACCTCCATCGCACCAGCACAGTGAGGAGCTCATTGAATTTGCCATTGATTACCTGAAGAACAATAAAAAGCAGGGGCTGATGAAGCGCGTTGGCCGTTGCATGGGATATCTTCAGGTAGCCGCTGAGATTGAAGCGCTGGCCAGTGGTGCTGATAAGGATGCAATTGTGCGGGAGGCTCTTCTTCGTGATTTTAATACTCCACCCTTTAAAAAAGTGCCGGCTTACTGGCTTCATCCGGGGCTGACTTATCTTAAAGTGCGTATTTAGTGGGCCAGGGACAGCGGCTGAATATTTAATATATCCATGAACACCAAAATCAAATACGGCCTGTCGGCTGCCGTTCTGGCGCTGATTGCCGCTGGTGCGCCTGCGCCTGACATTCTCGACCAGTTTCTGGATGAAAAGGAAGGCAACCACACCACGGCATACCGTGATGGTGCAGGTATCTGGACCATCTGCCGTGGTGCCATCATGGTGGATGGCAAACCTGTCGTTCCGGGCATGAAGTTGTCGAAGGAAAAATGCGACCAGGTTAACGCCATTGAGCGTGATAAAGCGCTGGCGTGGGTGGAGAAAAACATCAGAGTGCCGCTGACCGAACCCCAGAAAGCGGGGATCGCGTCATTCTGTCCGTACAACATTGGTCCCGGTAAGTGTTTCCCGTCGACGTTTTACAGACGAATTAATGCTGGTGATCGAAAAGGTGCCTGCGAAGCGATTCGCTGGTGGATTAAGGACGGTGGCAGAGACTGCCGTATTCGTTCAAACAACTGTTACGGTCAGGTATCCCGTCGTGACCAGGAGAGCGCGCTGGCGTGCTGGGGTATCGACAGATAAGCAGAATATTTTGCTGAAAAATGAGGAATGGCCACGCGGGCGGATAACACGAAATCCTGCGAACTGGCGAAACGTAAGTGAATAAAAGTAAAAACCCCGTTTGTTGGCACCAAGCGAGGTTTTGTGTTTCTGACCTTGAGTAAGGCAAGGGAGAACATGGCGAAGTGTAAACGAATTCTGTTGAGGTTGACTATGAAAAATGGCCTTGAACTGAAAGCGCCTGTAACTGATGACATCAGCAGAGCACTGGCTTTTGCCATTAAGTGGGTGGCGGTCGGTGTTGCTGTGTCCCCGATGCTGTATGGGCTGGCAAAACTGGTCATTGCGTTGAAATCGTGAAGGGAGGATTAAGCATGTCAGACAAACTCATAACGCTGGCGAAGATCCTCTGTGTAATTGTCGGCATTTCATTTTCACTAATGCTGGTTGCTCTTTTTCTTTCCATGGCCTGGATGATGTTGTCTTCGTCGGGGTTGCTGGGGTGAACATAAACCGAATGCTTTCCGCGTTTATCGTTATTCTGCTGGTGGCCTGTGGTGCGCTGTGGATGGCAACAGACCATTACCGTGATAACGCGATTACCTACAAAGCGCAGCGCGATAACAAAGCCAGTGAACTGAAGCTGGCGAACGCAACCATTACTGATATGCAGGTGCGCCAGCGCGATGTTGCTGCGCTCGATGCAAAATACTCGAGGGAATTAGCCGATGCGAGAGCTGAAAATGAAACTCTTCGCGCTGACGTTGCCGCTGGTCGTAAGCGCCTGCGGATCAACGCCACCTGTCCAGGCTCCGTGCGTGAAGCCCCCACCACCTCCGGCGTGGATAATGCAACCGGCCCCCAACTGGCAGACACCGTTACACGGGATTATTTCACCCTCAGAGAGCGGCTGATGACGATGCACAAGCAACTGGAAGGGGCACAGGACTATATCCGCACTCAGTGCCTGAAATAAGTTTTGTTGATGCGCCGTATCGTCGCTATATTCCCTCATTAACAGAGACCGCAGCCCGACAGGGAGACTCCTCTGCGCGAGTGTGCGGGGATAATTAAAAACGATGCACACCGGGTTTTTACCGCGTTAATGATTCGCGGGTTTATCCCGGTGCGATGGTGGAAGAAACAGGAAGCTGTATTACAGAAAGTGCTACTACTGTATCCCGATGCGATGTATGTAATGTGAGTCAGATAATGGCACAGGATGTGGTGATGTGGCAGTCTGGAACACAGGATATATTGTCAGAATAAGACCCGTAGGAATAAAAATGAAAAGACGCCTTTTACTACTTTTTCTGTTATCTGTCCTGGCAGTGGGATGCTCGCAGCAAAAAGCTGATGAGCCCCGGCAATTAGTGACGGTGTATCCACGATATCCGGAATATGCTGCAGCAAATTATATCAAGGGGCTGGTTGAGGTTAAGTTCGATATTGGTGCTGATGGGACTGTGACACGGATCGTTTTTCTCCGCTCAGAGCCTCATAATTTGTTTCGTGATGAAGTGGTGAAGGCCATGGCGAAATGGCGATTTGAAAAGAATCGCCCCTGTCAGGGAGTGAAGAGACAATTTATCTTTACGCCGTCACGTCCTTGATGCTTCCAGGTAGAGAGGGGCTGGACGCAGGAGAAAAATGAAAGAGCCAGCGGTTATATTTTTGTCATGGCTGACGAGGAATGATGGAAGAAGGCGTTGTATGCCACACAACGCCTCACTGTTCATTTCTTCTTTTTCTCTGGTGGAACCCGATGAATAAGAGTTGCACTGGTTTCCGATGAGATGGCGATATACTCGGGCAAAGTATGCTGGCAGTTTTCCAACTGGTCAAAAATACCTGCTCTCGTCTGTTGCAATGCCTGCAGCATGCGGCGGCAATGCGCCTTGCTTTTACTAACCATCTTTCCTTCCTCTATCAGTCGCTGCGTGAACTCATCATGTAATACCAGGTAAATGCGGATGTTATCGGTTTTGGCTACGCAGCATAGTACAAAACGGACAGGTGCATCCCGGGACGGGGGAGGCGTCACATGTCCCTGTGATGGTTGTTCCGGGTAATGCACTGTGTGGGGCATAAAAATGTCCGATAATTTTACTTTCTACCGCAGTTAGTTGATTCGTTGGTCCTGGTAGCACATTGGGCGAGGATTTAAATGCCAGGCAACTGAAGGATGATGTTGCAAGGGAGATAGCGAGAATATTTCTGATTTTCATTTGATGATGCCTCTGTGTGAAATGACGGTAAACGACGCACTTGTGCCGGCACATAATAGCAAGCACCATAATAGATCAGATTCGATTCTTGCTGTAAGTGATAATTATTCTCGTTTTCGGGTCCTTTCCGTCGATCCAACAGGTTACGGGGCGGCGACCTCGCGGGTTTTCGCTATTTATGAAAATTTTCCGGGGAAAATCATGTCGGTACTTCTCGAACATAACTATTTGTTTTTTCTAATATCGAATCCGTAAAAGGTCCGACATGAAAACGCCTAAAAAAGTCATTTTCGGGCACTTTCATGTCGGCCCCTGTATTTATTGTGAGACTGTTTCATGAAGGTTAATAAAAAGAAACTTGCCGAAATTTTCAACGTGGATCCGCGAACGATTGAACGCTGGCAGTCTCAGGGACTCCCTTGCGTCTCCGGAGGTGGTAAGGGCGTTGAATCTGTATTTGATACCGCCATGGCAATTCAGTGGTATGCGCAGAGGGAAGCTGATATCGAAAATGAAAAACTCCGTAAAGAGGTTGAGGATTACAGGGCTGCCAGTGAGGCAGATCTCCAGCCTGGGACTATTGAGTACGAACGCCATCGACTTACGCGTGCGCAGGCCGACGCACAGGAGCTGAAGAATGCCAGAGACTCCGCAGAGGTGGTGGAAACCGCATTCTGTACTTTCGTGCTGTCACGGATCGCAGGTGAAATTGCCAGTATTCTTGACGGGATCCCTCTCTCGGTACAGCGGCGTTTTCCGGAACTGGAAAACCGACATGTTGATTTCCTGAAACGGGATATCATCAAAGCCATGAACAAAGCAGCCGCGCTGGATGAACTGATACCGGGGTTGCTGAGTGAATATATCGAACAGTCAGATTGATATTCTGCGGCGTGATGTACGCGCCGGGCTGCGAGCCCTGT